AAGTCTTCTCTACCTTATCCGTATTCAGATTGGTAAAGTTAGTGTCAACCTCATTGTGTGTAAGAGGTGAACCCTTGCCAGCACGAGTGACTAAGGTACTCATGCAAGAGTCACCGCCAAGGCTGTAGACGCAAACTTGAATACATCGCCAGCATCAATCACTTTAGAGGCCGTTAAAGCCCCGTGGAACAATAAATTACCGCTGGTTGAGGCATCGTATAGACCCATGTGTGTAATCGTTCCCCAAGAGCCTGTAGCTTGGTCAAACTCTACTGCTGCGCTGTTGGTAGATACACCATTGGAAGGCGCACCAAATGTCATAGCCTTACGGGTGTATCCGCTACCAGTACACTCAGTTCCGCTACCCGCATCTGTTGGGTCAGTTGTAAACAAAGCAACATAAACAGTTGATGGACTTGTGTAACTTGTGTTACGGAGAACTGCGTTAATTACAGCGTTCTCTAAATAGTTGCTCATTGCTGCCATGATTTACCTCGATATGTTACGCATAGCCAAAGGAACACCAGAATACTGACCCTGTTCATCAGACCTAGTTAGGGTAGAGATTGCTCTGTCGTACATAGTTCCCCATGTGTTAATACGAGCATCGTTCATTAAATACGGCTCTGCTTCAATCAAAGAAGCATAAAGCAAAGCATCAGGACAGTTAGCCAAGAACACGTTAGTAGCAACACTAGAACTCAGGTACTCGGGAGCAGCAAAGTAAAGCAACTTCAATGTGTAAACAGCATCTGGCTGTGGGGCTAACTGGAATTCAGACGCAAGGATTGTGTAATCAAGTGGTTTACCTTGTTCTGTACTTCTAGAGTTACGAGAAAACGCAGATGGGCTAGAGTAGTTCAATGGCTGAACAGGATTACCATTCACCACAAAGTCTCTTACCTCCAAGAAATCTGTTGGAAGTCCTACAGTGCCATCTGCTGCTGTCGTAGTCGCTGTTACTGTCTTTAACATCTGACGGATACGCAACTCTCTACGGAGTCGATTCTCAGCAAATGTAATGAAATCTGGTATCTGGTCAGTTAAGTCTGTTCGTGCTAAATAAGCAGCAACAGAAGCCTTTAACGCTGTGTATGTTGCGTAACTCATACCACTCCAGTTCTGGTGCGCCACGCACGATTCATTGGGTCATTTAACCAAGCAGCAAAACGCTTGTCGTCTAAAACAGCATAGCCACGCATGATTCCCTGCTTGTTCAAGTCATCAATGACTGTCAAAGGAATTGACGCAACCTTATTGCCAAACAACTGGTCAGACCATCTTGCTCGTTCATCGTAAGAGTTGTACTCTTTTTTATTCTGCTCAACAATGTCAGTAACATCCTGACGAGTCTGAATAATAATACCGCCATCACCATCAGCATGAACAGCAGTTTGACGAAAGTTATTAGGGTTTTGCATAGTCTAATTCTATCAGTTTTGCTAGAAAAAGAAATGCCCCAGAGGGTTAGTCTGAGGCATTTTTAAGTTACACCAGATTAAGGTGTGATGTCAGCAATGATGCCGTGAGCAGCTTGGTTTTTAACTTCCAATGTGTACTCAGCCAACAACTGTGTGGACTCGTTGTCACCAGTTACAGCCAACTCGTTGGTCTGGAAGGGACGCAGATAAGCTACAGCAGCCATGTCGGGGTCAACAATGAACGCTGTCTCGTTACATGAGTTAGTAGAAGTCATAAATCTGTTGGGAACAACAGAGATAGAACCGAAGTCGCTCAGATAAACGTCCGCAGCCGAAATGATGGTTGTGGGTGTGTTTGCAGGGGCCATGAAACGCTGTGCAGCAATACCTGTGAAGGCAGAAACCAACTGCTTGTGAGCAGGGTTGACCATCAACACTTTAGGATTGCCACCAGAGGCGTAAACTTCCTTAACAACAACTTTCAAAATGTCTTCTGTGAAAGTGCGGTTTGTGCCATCTGTACGAGCAGTAGTGCCAGAAGCACCAGCAACACCAGAAGTACCAAAGTCGCCATTGGTAGCCAACCATGCTTGCAAACCACCCAACTTACGAGCAGCAGAAGAACTACCATCTGTAGCAACTTGGTTGCTCAACAAGGAAGTCTCCATGTCACGCTTGATTTCAGCAGATGCTTTAGCCAACTGATAAGCCTTTTCAGACTTACGACCAGCTTTGTCAACAGACTGCAAAGTGCCAGAAATCTTGATAGTCTTCTGTGCAATCTGAAGGCGGTTGCCAACACGAACAGTTGGAGTCATAGTGCCATCAGATGCTGTTGCACCCTCGACTGTGAAATTGTCTAAGCTGGCTGCGGTAAGTGAGTCTGTTTGCCACTCGTGCAGAACAGCAGTAGCCTTAGTCTTACCAATGGAAGACATAAATGGTGTGTCTGTTGGTGAGATATCATAGATAACATCACTCAAATCCTGACGTTGACCAATAGCGGTATATGTTTGATAGGTAGCCATAATTTAATACTCCAAAATTTAAAAGAATCGTTCAAATGCTTTGGCTGCGTCTGCAACTTTTCCAGTTTCACGCAACCTTTGCATAACCTGTTTATCTTGTGAAGACCTAGTAGGAGGTGTAGAAGTACCAGAGCGCATCATCTTAGGAGCAGACTGGAGTTTCTTGTTTAACTCTGGTTTACTCTTTTGAAGTTGCTCATACTTCATTGCCTTATACAAGGTATTCACAGCACGACTGTCATATACGGAACTGAGTTCTTGGTCAGTCCACCCAACAGATTTCGCATAGTCACGGATTTGTTTCCGAACCGCATCACCCTGTGGCGTAGCTAACTCAGGAATCAGACTCACTAGCTTCTCAGATTCTTGACGGAGATGGTTTTGCAGTGTGGCTTGTTGCTCGGCTTGTTGCTGTTGGGCAATGCGTTGCTGTTCATTCCTGACTACTGCTAACTGCTTCTCACGCTGACTCTGCTCAGCTACCGCTACCGCATAACCGATAGGGTCTGTTTCCTTTAGAACATCTAAGTCCACACCCCGATTTTGCTGCGTAAGGAAGCTATCCAACGCTTGCAACTTCTGAGCATATGCCTGTCGCTCTTGTTTAACCTGCTCTAAATGGCCACGTTCAGCTTCAACAGCCTTACGTTGCTCAGCCAGAGCCTGAGACTTTTTAGTGTAGTCCGTACCTTGTTGATAACCCTTGATAAGTTCGTCTAGTTCTACTTCGACTTCCTCACCAGATGCCTTAACTTTATATCTAGGCTTTGGCTCATCCTCTGAATACTCAACTTCATCAGTCTCTTGAAGTTCCTCTGGTTGCTCCTCAGATTGGCCTTGTTCGGCTTCCTCAGAATCACCCATCATGCCCTCAAACGCTGAAGCGGCTTGGTTTACATCTAGGCTTTCACTCCCATTAGGGTTGGTGTTTTCCATTTGTCATCTCAATAATCACCAGAAACCTTCTGGACGGAGGGTAGCTTTTAGGCTACAGAATTTTCCATTTCTTCTCTCTAATCACAGTCTCCGAGGCCAAGCCTTCTAGGTGTCCTGTAATCAACTCAATAGACTTGATGTGCCTGTAAGCGTCTTCACGCCTATCAGATTCTTCTGCACTTGTGTTAATTATCACACTAATCTGTTCTTTTTTCAAGTTATCTATGACTTCTTTAAAAAAGTCATCATTTAATAGGTTTTTAGCCCATTGTGCGAGTAGGTGTTTGTCCATACTGATTCTGTATCCCAGAAATAATGTCGTTAATACTTAGGTTTCTTGACGATGGATAGCCTTGCTTGCTACCCAATATGCTCATCAAGTCGTTGTAACTCATGTTCGATGGCTGAGAATACTGAACTGGTGCGGGTACTTGGCCATAGGTAGGAGACAAGAACTTCTCCCATTGTGTACCCTGAAGCAAGTTACGGCTTCCAAAGTCAACAGGCTGAAGTCTAGGTCTTGGTGCTATTACTGTTGGAGGCTGACCCTTCCAATCTGCTGGAATAGGAATAATCGGGAACTGCGCTCCTCCTGTGTCTGTTCCTTGGTTAGCAGCGTCCATAGCCGCCAATGTAGTGCCAGCACCAACAAGACGAATCACATCACTTGTAGTCAATTCCTCTTTTTTCTGGGTTGTGTCGGTAACTTTAGTTGTGTCAGCAACATTGTTAACAAGGTTAGTTGTGTCTAAAGTACCAGAGTTAATCAGATTGATAACTGAACCTAAATCCAAGGTATTAGGATTGTTACTTACCACTTCAACTGTATCAATTGGTGTAGTTACAGTAGTTGGAGTGGTTACAGTAGTTGGCGTAGTTACGTTATTTAACGCAGTAGTGTCAATGATGGGTTGCTGAGTTTTGTCTGTTTTATCAACAATCTCAACAGTGTTGTTGTCTGGAATCGTTGAGCCAATCGTGCTAATCACGTTACTCAGGTTAACAGGAGCATTACCAGTAATAGTGACAGTATCTGATACTGGTGTTGTTACTTGGTTAATTGGTGTACTTGCTTGGCTTACAGTTGACTGAGTAGAGATTATGTTTGCAGCATCTTCTAA